AAATATCTTTAGAATGATTATTTCTGAGGATATTTTTTATGTTTAAAGCAAAACCTGAAGATTTAAAAGTTGGAGACTTTGTTTCTTGGGGAACAAGTGCCAGTGATGCTAGAGGAAAAATAGTTGAAAAAGAGACTAATGGTGAAGTAAATTCATCAATTAGTGACTATACTCTTACTGGTACGACTGATGATCCAGCATATGTTATCAAACTTGTTCAGAAAGATCAAGATGGCAATGATGTTTTAACAGAGCAAACAGTAGTACATAGAGCAGATGCATTGCGTAAAATTCCAGATCCAATCAAATCATTCAAAACATTCATTTCTGACAATATAAAGATGACTTCTGACGGTAAAGTATCAGGTTATCTTGTTCGTTTTGGCAACTCTAACGATACTGATCTTGAGAAAGATTATTTTACCAAATCTACTGACTTTGGAGTAGATCTTTCAGATGGTAAAGAAGCAGGTATTGGTCTTTATTACAATCACGGTATGGATCCAGTCTTAAGAAGTAAAAAGATTGGTTATGCTCAAATTAAAATGGATGATCGTGGAGTTTGGTTGCGTGGTCAATTAGATATGGCTGATGACTATAACAAAATGATTTTTGAAATGGCAAAAATGGGCAAACTAGGATTAAGTTCTGGTGCTGCTAGTCATTTGGTGGAGAGAGAAAAAATGGGTAAATCTTTTGAAATTAAGAGATGGGCATTAGCAGAAGCATCATTAACACCACAACCTGCAGAACATCGCAATATGGTCGAAGCAAAAAGATATTACAACGAAATGGGTAGATTCATTCCTTATAGCAAAGAAGAATTGGCTATGATGGAAGATAAAGAATACAACGATTATATGAGTATGATATCTGAAAATATGCCAATGAAAAATGGTGACTATGAAGAAGAATCAGATGATGTTGAAGGTATGGTTGAAGGATTGGAAATGGTTGGTGCATCTCCTGAACAGATTTCTATGACACTTTTTGATGGTATAGAAGAAGATTTGATTTCAGACACTATGCATTGTTTATATAAAAGAATGTTAGAAGGAGTTTTAGGTGTTTACGAGACCAGTGGAGATCCTATGGTCGTAAATGCAATCCTTCAAGAATTTCATATGAGAGGTTTAGATTTATTTAATAAACTTTCTATGAGTGAAGATGCAACGATGAGTATGGAGATGGATAATATGAAATCTATTTTATCACATTCTCCAAAGAATATCAAAGAAGTTGAAAGATCTTTGCGTGATGCATTAGACCTTTCAAGAAGCAAGGCAAAAACCTTGGCAAAATTGGTTTGGGAAAATCTGCGTGATGTAGAACTACCAAGTGAACCAGAAACAAAAACAAAAACAGTTGATATAGAAAAAGAAAGTTTGAGAAAAGATCTACTCAAACAAGCTTTAAAATATCGATTATAGCCTAAGTACAAAGCTATAAAGGAAAAAACTATGACACTTGAAGAAATCCAAGCCAAGATTGCTGAGAATAGCATTAAGGCTACAAATATTCTTGAAATGGAAGATGCAGATTTAGAATCTGCAAAATCCCTAATTAATGAAAATGAGGAACTTACTAAGAAAGCAGAAATGCTCAAAGCATTAAAAGAAGTTCCTACTGTTACTACTCCTGAGGTAAAAAAAGTGAGCGAAATTATTCTTCCAGGTTCTTCATCTTTCAAGAACGTTAAGGTATTCAGCCCTGAATCACGTTCAGAGAAAGAAAAAATGGGTTATGCTTTTGGTATGATGGCTAAAATGATTGGCCATAATGACAAAAAGGCTCATTCTTGGTTAGTTGAAAATGGTTATTACACAAAAGGTCAGAACGAAGCAACAGATGCAGACGGTGGATATTTAGTTCCACAGATTCTTGCTCGTGAAGTTATCTTCCTTCGTGATCAATATGGTGTTATGAGACAGAATGCTCGTGTTATGGGTATGAGTTCAGACAACCTTAACGTTCCTAAAAACACTGCTTCAACAACTGCTTATTGGCCAGCAGAAAACACCAACATTACTGCATCACAAATTACCTTTGCAAACGTTCAAATCCTTGCAAAGAAACTTGCTATTCTTACTCAAGTTTCATCTGAACTTAATGAAGATAGCATTGTTGATGTTGGTGCTGCACTTGCTCAAGATATGGCATATGTAATGGCATTTAATGAGGATTTAGCAACATTCCTTGGTGATGGTACTTCAACATATGGTGGAATTACTGGTGTTGTTCCTGCTATTGCTGCTGTAAACGGTGGTACTAATGCAGGTTGGATTTACACTGGTGCAAACGTTACAGGTGGCTGGAATGCTACTACTCTTGCTGACCTCCGTAAACTTACTTCTGCTATTCCTCAATATGCAGATCGTCCAGGTGAGTGTGCATTCTATATGAACCGTGCATTCTTCCAACAGGTTGTCTGCAATGACCTGGATGCTTTGAGCGGCAACGGTTTCTTCGATCTTACTGCTGCACCTGGTCCAAACCCAACACTCTTTGGATATCCTGTCATCTATACACAGGTATTGAGTGCTGATCCAACTCCTGCTGCTGACACTGCTCTTGCATTGTTTGGTAATATGAGTACTGGTGCTATTATGGGATCACGTAGAGATCTTCGTATCCAAGTATCTGATCAAGCAGGTTTCATCTCAGACTCCTTGTTCTTCAGAGCAACAGAAAGATTTGGATTCCAATATCACGACTTGCCAACTGCTTCAGTATGTGGTAGTATAGCAGTGCTTGTTGCAAACAACTAATCCTGGGGAGGATAGAAAAAAAGAGAGGAGAAATCCTCTCTTTTTTTTATGATCGTTTATATCGTAAAATATATTTAGAACATTTAGAGGTAAGAACAAATGCCATTGTCTCGTTTAGCAGCAATAAAAAAACTAAGTTGGATGGTTCAAGCAAATCAATTTCCAGAATTGGACTCCAATGCTTTAGGAGAATTGATTGATGAACATAAAAGATACAGTTCTTGGACTGCTCTTGAAAATTATGCTGTCGGAGATCAAATTGTTCCTACTGTTCCTAATGGACGTGTATACAATTGTGTTATTGCTGGCACTGCTGGTACTGTTGAACCTACTTGGCCTCAAATAGGATATGCTGTTGGACAAATTATTACTGACAATATTTCTAATGCTAATCCTCCTTATGCTTTTGGATTAAACTGGCAAGACTGGGGATTTACACAACAAGAAGTTTATGATGTTAGAGCAGCAGCAAGAGAAGGATGGATGCGTAAAGCAAGCATCTGTGCAAATCAAATAAATACTGATGATGGTGCTACAAAAGTTGATTTAAATAAACTTATTGAGCATTGTCATAAGATGGCTGCAAGTTATAGATCATACGAGATACTCTAATGCCAACACCAACAAGTTTATTAAATACTTTAAGAGCATCATCAGCATTTTATATGATGACTGACAGTGTTCAAATATTACGCAGTGAAAGTTTTACTGATGAATATGGTGGCACTTATAACGATTATGGGATTGTTGGAACTACTAAAGCAAGAATAACTCATCGTCAATATCAAGAAGAACCTATTGGTGGTGGTATTACAAATCGTGATGAGTATTTATTTTATTTCGCTGATGCTTTAGACATTCGTTTTGACGATCGTATACAGATTGTTGGTGACGCAAACACTACTAGATACTTTTTAGTTGTTGGTGTTGATGATGTAATATCTCAAGGTATTTTTAAAACTGCAAAAACAGAGGTGAATTATAACTAATGGATATCAACTGGCCAGAAATTATTAGTATAGTACTTAGTAATGCAGTTTTATTAGCAACAGGATTTGTGAATATGCAAATAAAACTTGGTAATCTTGACATTAGATTATCTGGTTTTGAAAAGAGTATGGATAAACTTGTTAGTAAAGTAGAAACTCTTGACAAACATCAGTTAGAATTACATACAAAAGTTGCTCAAAATGAAACACGTTTAAACATAATTGAGAAACATTGCGAATTAAGGAATAAATAATGGCTATACCAGGTATATATTCAAGATATGACGTTTCTAACAGTTCAAGTTATCCTGGAACTGGCGTAACATTATTTGATTTATCAAATGCTAATGATGTTACTTTAACTGACACACCATATTTACCAGCTTATTCAGGAACTGGATCTACTAAATATTTAGAAATGTTAGTAAATGAAGGTGGAAGATCAACTAACTATTTTTCTACCTCAGGTGTTGAACTTACAATCAATATGTGGGTTAGAGTAACTGCATTTACTGGTAGCGGTTATGAATGTATGTTAACATTTGGTCCAGGATATCCTGGAACTTATCTTTATCTTTGGGCTAGTTATGCTAGTGGCGAAGTTTATTACTTTGAAATGTCAAATAGTACTCCTATAAATACAGGAGTAACACCAAGTTCAACCGATTTTGACAATATTATAGTTTCAATTACAAGCAATACTATGACTGTATACGTCAACGGAACAAATGTTGGCAGTCAATCTCATACTTTAGGTTCTTGGCCTGCTACTAGTTATCTTTATTTAAACCAAGCAGACGTTCAAGGTATCAATAGGCAAAGTGAGATAGATTTACCTTATTTAGAAATTTTTGAAACAGGATTAGGTAGTACTGCTGCGATAGCATTATATAACTCACAAGTAAATAGATTTGTTCCTCCTCCTGTATATGCGGGTCGTGTCAGAGGAAGAC